CCTTCTTTGTCAACAACCTCACTCTGCCTATTGGCAGAGTCAGGGTTTGAAGAGCATGGGTGAACGATATTTCCTGTGTCGTCAGACTTGAGTGAACCGCCGTATACCGAACGGTACGTACGGTGGTGTGAGAGGACGGGGGTTAGTCGCCCCCTCCTACTCAATTTCTTCATTGAGCGATAAATTTTACCCATGTTCCATCTGGATAATCCTCTAATTGATTTCCAACCCATGCGCCAGCTCCTCTGTTGTCAGAAGGAGAGATAGTAGGGTAAGGTAAGAACCCGGCGCCTTATTGAGTTAGGCCTAACCATAGATTGCTTAACCCCGGTTAGACGTTCCTAACAACAGGTTTCCAAGAACTCCCCTCCGAACCGTACGTACACCTCTCGATGTATACGGCTCTCCATATCAGTCTAGCCTGCCTTGGTGTAAGTCAAAGTGGCAAGGCTTCTGATTTTGAGGCTAGACTATCTAACACCACTTTTGGACTTCTCATGAGCCTCACGCTTCCTCCCAATTTGGTGTTAGACTGATAAGCTGTTCCCCTTCGCCATGTACTAGGCTTTCCCTAGCTCAGACTACTACGGGAACTCCGTCACCATATTGGATATTCAGACACCTTCGTGCCATAGCCACGAAGTGGCATTCCAACATAGGTGATCCCTGTTTAGACAATTAGGAAAGGGCTTGTCATAATTTCGGATGCGACGTTCGTCCTTTACCTCTTACAGAGGTCGGTTAGTCATGGGTCACGCTAGTAACACCGTACGCTAAAGCGTTACTACAGGATATGTGTATCCGGTAAACACACGTTTCATGACTAAACAACGTTCCTAGCTACCTTTCGTTGTTGACGCCGTCCCCTTGCACTGTCGTTCAAGCAGTTTAGCCTTCATCCTTGTTTATGACTTTTCATCTCGCCATTCAGTCGTACTGTGGTAACTCAGTAACTTATGGCTTTTCCAACATGCTACACTCTCCACTCGGTTTCCCTAGCGTATAAGTTGGATGATGACATTTGTTCTGACCTTTTGCCTGCACCTTGCCCACAGGTGATTTCCGCCCTTACAGGCGCACTCGGACATCAGCACCCGTACCACTTTCGAGGCACATTTCCATTGGCCATTCGTCTCGATCATAACCATCGATCGGGGGATAATGAGCCAATGACTCGTCCCGTCTTTCATCTGCTCCGTCCCGGTCAATGGTACAAATATCGGGATGACCAGCTACAATGGCATCCCGAATGTGATCTCCAGTCTCCGGGTAATGATCAAGTGGGAAGTAAAGTACAACATCATAATCGCTATAGGACTGAATAGGGTTGGTTAAAATGCTATGAGGAAAAGCGGCAAATGTAGAACAAGCTAACGTCACAGCAAACACAAAATAGTGAAGGAGTTTGAGCATATCGTCCCTCTAATTTATCAAAAAATTCTATCAATAATTAATAAGGCTACCTATCAGTGTGAACATGATATATAACAAATGATTTATACAAGAATTACGTCTACTAATGTTTTTTTGTTGAAGATAAAGGAAAACAGAAGACTAGCTCGAATTAGATATGCTGATATTGCATTTTATCCGAATGTACAGAGTATGCTTTGTCTATTAATAAATTGCTTATTAATTTAGCTTTGGGTGTCTGTTATCATCACGTGAAGTCACAAAAAGCAATACTCCACTTTTGCCTGTTATATCAAAGTGAATACAAAGAGCTTGAAGCAATTGGAGGTTGATTTATGCCTAGAGATGAACTTGAAAGGTATGGTATGCAAGTTCCTTATAAGGATGAGGATAAAACAAAATCGGCTTTTGTATCATTAAAATTAGCACTTAAAGCTTACTTTTCAACAGATATTGTCCACCATCACGATCTGGATGGAATAAATGTAGACACGGAGCACGATGAATATCTTACAACTTTACTTAGATATCAGGAAATTTATTTGCAAACAATCTTCCATTTTCATCATTTTTTCGAACTCTTAATTAAGGATACATTACGAAAAGTCCATCCGTTACTTCCTGTTAAGCTGTCTAAGCTAGATGATAAGAACAGTAAAAAGATTATTGAAGTAATGAATAATACGAGGGCTATATTCCGAGATGAAACAGTGGAGTTTTCAACTGCTTTAAGTAGGCTAGTAAGCTTAACGAGAACAGATTATAATCAGCCTCTATGTGAATTGTTCAAAAATGATTACAATCATAGAACCCTGACCTTTTTAAATCAATGTCGAAATAGGGCTTGGCACAAAGGAACTTGGGTTCTTAGGTACACTGAATTAGATAAGTTTATTGGCCAAAGAGTTTTGCCGCTGGTCTTGGAGGCAATTAATAATTCTCTCTATAAAGGCTTTGAGAGATCTTGGATGTACGAGAAGCCGATTGCATCAATAGATCCTATACAGAACATTATTGATCTGACGAAAAAAGATCAGATTGACTACAATCAGATAGCTTTAAATAAGGCTATTGGAAGAGCATGTTATAATATTCCCAAAAAAGGTAGGATGTTATTTAAAAGTTATAAAAGAAGTAAAGGTGTATTGAAAGCAAAGGCCTTGATAGAAGAAAGTGGCGATATCTATGATATTAGGGAATGTTTTGTATGTGGATATGAATCTTTAATTCTATTTAAAGAGGAAGACTGGGATTACGATGACAATGGGGAAATGATTGATGGATGGTGGAAAATATTGATGGCCGAGTGCGAGACCTGCAAGCTAAAAATTTTTGATCGTTTCGGAGAGCCTTCTGTATATGATAGTAATATACCTAAGTTATGGCTGGGCGGAGACCTCAAATAGATCCTTTTGAATGAAACGCCAAGTTGGAGTATGTGTTATTGTTAAGGACATAATAGTCGTTAAAAGATTGTTCGAAAAGATATCAGCAAACCCACAATTTTTAAGAAGATCGTGGGTTTGTTTAATTAATGTAAGATTAAGACTAGCTCCACTGAGCTAGAAGGTTATCAATGTGAAATGATTAGAACTTTTTGTGATAAACAATGAACCCTGCTTTCCATCAATTCCCGCTTGACATAATATATTGCTATAAAAAATACATAAGCGGACGGTGAGGGGAATTTGAGGCGATTTGATGTAAGTAAAGTTTTTCAACTCTTCATCATCGTTTTTCTCTTCGCATTTGTTGGCATAAGTATTTTGGGTAGCGGTCAAGTTTTTGCCAGTGGAAGCAGCTTTAATGTTCCCCACGTGAATGATCACTTTGAAAAGGTTCAACAGGGCCCGGCACCGACGAAAGAGCAATCATTGAACCAGGCTGAGAGTACTCTCAAATGGTTAGGAAGAGCATTCCTCAGCAAATTGAAATGGTTAGAAGGAATTGAGCACAAAGCTTTCAACAAAGCAAAGAAGGGTGATTGGCGGGCTGGCCTTTTTGGGACTGTCCTCTTTATTCTGATTGCACGAGCAAGCTACAAGAGCGGGATCGCAAAATCTGCGATGGATTTTGTAAACATGATCCTCCACCCTGTTGATACTGTGATCGGGATATTAAATGGGGTATTAAATTTTATCTTGCATCCTATCCAAACGCTAAAGGCGATATGGAAAAGCATTTTTGATTCGTTTAAACGGGATGTCATCAATGGTGATCAAATAAGTAGCAACAAATGGGCTGGGTATGTCGCCGGGACTGTAGCAGGAACAAAAGGCGTAGGTTCTTTTACCAAACTGGCTAAAGTGGCACTGGTAAGCAGAGTCTCCAAGGTCAGCAGAGCAGCCGAACTGGGGCAATTGGGCCGGATCGGAAGAGGGATCAACCTCGTTCAAGAAACAGCTCGAAAACTCCGTATCCCGCAGACCGTCTCCAAGGTGAGAGGTGCACTTTCCACACTGCGGAAGACGATCCTCAGCAACAAGATCGCCGCTTCGGTTATCACCGTTGCAAGCATCACTACTGGTCTTCTTGCCCTTGATCCTGAGGCCGTCGTCCAGGCGTTTAACAAAATCACGGTAACCGCTGAGAAATTTGAAGTCAAAACGGCATTTAAAAATGCGGAAAAATGTTTTGGTTACCAACCGGTGCGGAAATATTTTGCGTCGTTTAAGTTACCCGGGAGCGAACTATTTGGTTGCTTGTATGCAGCTGAGGGTAAAAGTGGCGGAGAAAGACCTAATCCGGTAGCCACTGGAGGACGAAAACCTCCTGAACAAATACATCCCAATTATGGTGAAACTGGAGTTGACAGTAACGGAAGGTACGTAATTGATATTGAAGGTAATAAACGCTATTTTAATATTTCTGGTAAAGCCGGAAAAACGCAGACAGTAGAAATTGATGGAGAAGAAGTAGAGGTAACATATAATGATATTGGAGAAGGGTTTCCTGATTTTGATGATTTTACTGTTTATGAGGAAGTTTTACATAAGAGTAGATGGTACCAAGGCGATGCAACTCAATTTGATTATCTAAATAAATCCCTTGGTTATGTGATGAGGACAGATTCGAAAATTAAAAATGATATCGAAAACCATTTCATTGAAACACTAGAGTTTGGTACTGGTCCTGGTAACCCAGCTACTAAATTAAAGAAGTTCTTTAGGGTGAGCGGTTTAAGGAGCAAGTTGACACAAGAAGAGTATGATACATTAATAAGAGGACAAGGATCTACGACTTTGGTTAACAAGCTAAATCATGACCCTGAACTAAAAAGAGAATTTTTGGATAAACTTGAGGAGTATATTAATGATGGTAATACACCTATTGGTTATGTGTGGCATCATCATGAAGGTCTCGGTAAAGATAAAGGATCAAAGGACCCAGGAACTATGCAACTTGTAGAAAATAAAGTTCATGTGAAAAATCCTCACCTTGGTGGAAGAAAAACATGGGGAGGCGACCATAGATAAAAAATAGTATATTAGATAGTGGAGGCGAAGACGATGAATTTAGAAGATATTAAGTCCAAGATTAAAACGAATATAAAGCAAGAGCATACGGAATTTGAAGAAAACATGAAAACCGTGGTGACTTTTCCTTACCATCCCATGACGAAAGTGATTCACTTCTACTTTGACATTGATGAACTTTTTTATGAGGCAAGGCCGCTACCTAAAGATGACTTTTTTGGACAAATTATTTCCGTCGATAAAAATGGAAATCAAATAAGTGATTCTTCTTTGGAAAGTGCAGTTTTTGCTTGCGAACCCTTTGAGGGGCTTGACTTGGTCTGGATTGAAGATCATGAGGATTATGATTACGAGTTAATAGATGAAGTAATGGACTATGCAAGAAATTATTACGCAAATTACTTATGTGATTTATATTTTCAATTAGGGGGTAAGAATTTACCCTATCATATTGTTTTTCAACAAACTGATTCTTCAAAAGCATTTTATTTCCAAGATAGAACTTGGTATGAAGAAGCGGAACTTAATGCAAAAATTAAAAACACATAATGTAGGGCATGTGTTATTCTACTATTATTGGTACAGCGGTCAAGTAATTTGAGTGAAAATCCTCAGAAACCTCCCATTAGTGTCAGATTTCAAGAGTAATAAACGTGTCCAATAGAAACCAGGCAAATTAAAGAAAAAATGGTGGTAAGGAAGAACCACTGCTTGACCACATTTTGACCACACACTAATAGTAACTAGGGTGAACCAGAGTAGAAATGGAACTGCGAAGAATCCCAATTTCATGCGGGTTTTTCAACGAAAGTACATTCAAATTCACCCGGATAATCGGGCGAAGACACACTGGCAGTGTAGAGGTCAGCGGTTCGAGCCCGCTATGCTCCACCAACCAAAACCCTTGAGAATTCAGGGGTTTTTCTTATTATGTAAGGCGGGGGATAGTCGAGGAGAGTGCTGATTGCAAACATTTTGCAAACATACACTCAATGGCGATTTACTTTGGAAATCTTGCTATTTTCGAGGAACATTTTTTCGAATCGATCAACGGCTTCCTGTTGCATATTAGGGAGAACATGACTGTAAATGTCCATTGTGATTCGTGTATTTGAATGGCCTAGCCTTTCGGACACAATTTTCGGATGCTCCCCTTGTTTTAACATTAGGGTGGCATGTGTGTGCCGCAAGTCATGAAACCTAATATCAGGTAGATTGGCTTTTTTTATGATTCTGTAGAAGCTTCTTAGAAGATTTCTTGGGCTGACCGGGGTTCCGACCGATGTTGCCACAATCAGATCATTATCCTGGTAACCCGCACCTGCTAGTAATTTTTCTTGGTTCTGTATTCTTTTGTGCTTCTTTAACTCTTCGATCGTAGTAGACGGAAGGGAAACTGAACGAATGCTGCCTTTGGTTTTAGGCTCTTGTAATACTGGCTTCCCATTCACTACTACTAAATTCTTTCTTATACTTGCAGTTTTAGCCTCAAAATTGATGTCTTTCCACCGTAGCCCAAGGATTTCGCCTCTTCGTAGCCCGGTTGTGATCGCGAGAAGAAATGCTATATATAATCGATCTTTTCTTGCGTGGTCAAGGAACAAAGTGACTTCTTCAGGTTCCAATGTGATGATATCCTTTTTTCCAAGAGCTGGAGGATCAGCTAAGTCTGCAACATTTCGACTGAGCAATTGCCATTTTACTGCATGACCTAGTGCTTCTTTAAGAATTACGTGAAGGTATCTTACTGTGTGCGGTGATAAACCCCCTTCCCCATCAACCCTTCCATTTGTGAGCTTCTCATTGTAAAAGCGTTGCAAATGCATAGGTTGAAGCTGTTGTAAAGTGATCGCACCTAAAGTGGGAATAATATGTGCATTGATATAGGTTTTGTACGTTTGAAGCGTTGATGGTCTCAAAGCAGTCTTTGCGTAGTCTTCTAGCCACCGTTCCATATATTCTTTTAAGGTTGTTTTAGCAGGTTCAACAAAGGTCCCCTGCTCAAGTTCATGAATTTTTTGGATCAGTGCTTTTTCGGCTTCTTTTTTAGTTTTAAACCCGCTAAACCATTTCTGCTTCCGCTTGCCTGTTTGTGGGTCTTGTCCAATATCTAATACAAAGCACCATTTACTCCCTCTCTTACGAACATGTCCTTTCATACAGTTCCCCCTACCAATCAGATACTAAGCTCCCCTACCTATGGCTCAGACTCTTTTCACTATTTCTGTATCTTGCAAGGCACTCCCAAGAACAAAAGTGGTTTTCTGCATAGGTGTTGGGGAGCTTGGTTAGCATTGTAATCCAGTTCTCCGGTAAAACCAAGCTCTTTTTCTTTCTCTCACATTGATCACATGCATAAAGAATCATGATCGTTTCCCCGGATAGTTTTTCTTTATCTTTGCTGATAGAAATATCTATTTTGTTGACTATAAAACATCTGTTGAACCCATTCTTCGGATGTTAAGTAACTTAAATCGAAATTGAACCATTTCTTCAGTTACTTGGAAATAATCAGCCAATTCATGGAAGGTGGTAATCCCCTTAGAATAAGCACGTATGAGCTTTTTGAATGGAATTAAGAATTCCGCAGCCCAACGCATAGCCCTAAACTCGATCCGACCGATCTCTATTGCTTTCCGGTTGTTAAGCCGTTGATGGCAGACGGCTATGCCGCAAGATGTAAAGTGATGTCCCAGTTCCTCCGCAAAAATACATCGGAAATACGGGTCATTATGAACAATTCTGTTGGCAAATACGATCAAGGGTGGGCGATTCAATGAATTCAAATAGATAGCTTCCAGGGGCGGATCTAACTCTTTGTACCAAATTTCAATGCCTTCTTGATTCGCAATGTTAAATAAGTCCAATGACATCCGATATCCGCCTCCTGTACAGTAAAAGTAATAGATACCGTTTGTATATAAAATATTACATACAAACAGGTATTACTACTTTTATTCGGAGCGTTTGTTGATTTTTTGTCCAATTGATTAAAGTTTTTTGTTAATCAACCTTTCTGGGATATGTCTTCAAATAGGCAATAATGATTTCGCGTAACTGCTCCTGCGCTTGTGGGGGCAGTTTTTTCGTGTAATCGCCAAGTTGATGAAGGCATAAAGTATCGATTTCATCAAATACATGGTCCTTGTCATTCTCTCTCTCAGGAATCTTTGGATTTTCAGAGCGACCAGCAAGATATTCAAGAGATACTTCAAGAAGATTTGCGATATTGGTAAGCTGCTCGAAATCTGGCTGTCTTCCACCATTTTCGTAGCGATTTACCGTGGATTCTTTCACACCAAGTGCAGATGCGAGTTGAGCTTGTGTCCAACCTTTTCTTTTTCTAGCCAGTCTGAGGCGATCCCCTAAAATTGACATAGTATTCACCTCCCTTGATCGGATTGAAGTTGCCATTTTGGTAATTTCGATACGGCAATTATACATAACCGAAAAGGTAAAATCAATAGAGACAAATGCCATTACGTAAGTTTTCTTACTTGACATTTGCCATAACGGAAAGTAGGATATAGATATAATGACAAAACGGAAATATCCACATTCCTTAATGGAAGGGTGGTGATTGTTCTGAGTAAACCTATGCAAACCTGTGATGTCCTGATTGATCTTAAAAAGATCAAACGACTTAGGATTCACAAGGGGTTTAGCCAAGAGTTTATGTCAAAGTTTCTAGGATATAAAAGTGTGCTTGGATACCACTACCTTGAAAAAGGCAGATGCCAGATGAAAGCGGAGCATTTAATCATGATCGCTGATTTGTTTCAAGTGAGTTTGGACGAGCTCTATGTAAAAGTCTATCCGTTACGTTCCACAGGAACTCAGAGAGGTGAGGTACATTGCGACTAGGGCAAATGACAATCCCATCATCGTCAAATTCGCAATTGGATAAATCGCGTGAACTATTACATATTCTTGAGCGGATGATCGAAATTGTTGAAACCAAGGAGATGGAAGATAAACCTTTAGCTTTAACGGTTAAACAAGCTGCTGAGCAACTGCAAGTATCTGTACCTACGTTAAGAGAGCATTTCCTTTGTCGTCCGGATTTTCCAAAGGTTCGGGCTGGAACGAGATTTCTGATTCCCCGGAAAGCCTTGGAGGAATGGCTGAATAGTCAAGCTTCGATAAATCATGGCTAGATTTTGGGTACTGAAAGGGGGTGGTTTTGTGGTTTAAGAGAGATGATGGTGAAAGCAAAAAGCCCGCTTGTGGCGACAAGCGAGCTTAAAAAAGAAATTTGGATACCTCTAGTCTAACAGATCGACAGACTGGAGGTCAACGGAGGGAATCGTTATCCCTCCAACGGACGGTATTTTGGCTGATGTACATGTGCCAAATAAAACGAGGTGAGCGAGTAATGAAATTCGCCGAAAACAACACCAATATTCTCGCGGCCTTTGTGAAGTTTCAAGGACTGGTAAAAAACCCGCCCAAAAATCAAACAGCTACGATTCATACCAAGAACGGAGGATCTTACTCGTACAAGTATGCAGATTTGGCCCACATTGCAGATGTGATTCGTCAACCTATGAAAGAAAGTGGCTTAGGTTGGTTTCAAAACGCTGTACGGGATGAGAACAACAAGGTTATTGGAATTTACACGATTCTGGTTCACGAATCGGGAGAAATGATTGAGTTTGAACCAATCCCGGTGAAAGAAGACGAGAGGAATCAAACCAATACGGCATCGCAAAAGCAAGGATCAGCCATTACCTACGCCAGACGGTACTCTCTAAGCCTGGCCTTAGGACTTGCAGCAGATGAGGATAGTGATGCGGTTCCGGTTCAGCCCGTAAGTGATAAACAGAAGCAACCAAAATCCCAGTTCAAAAAGCTGAATCGACACGAGCAACAGCCTTCCAAGCAAAAAGACTTGGCTGCGTGGAACCAACTGGCGGAAGAGAACCAAGAAGAAACGAAACAACAAAAAGGAAATGGAGCGCAGAGAAGACGTTTCTTTGCAATTTGTGGTGAAAAGAAGATCACCACCAAAAGGCAAAAAGCCATCGTGTACGCCTTCACGAAAAAATCGAGTCGAGCGGATGTCACGGATGAAGAATTCGCGGATATCAACAAGTTCTTGAGCAAGGATAAGAACAATTCCTTGAGCAATGCAACAGAAATTGAAATCGTGAGAGCCGTCAATGAATTCAAAGAAAAACAAGCGACATCTTCCAGTCAAGAATCTGATGACAATTTGGAAGCTGGAGAACCAGTTGAAACCACATCCTCTAGGGACCAGCAGATTGCCTCAGACCAAGAAGGAAATCAGGATTTGGGACTGGACAATGAGCGATTGGATGAGGAAATCCATGTGGAGATGGAGGATGGAGTAGATGGAAACCAATTATCTGCGACTTCCTGAGTATCATGTGATTGACTCGGAACAGGTGGAGGAATTGGAACGGATTCGGATTCAGATTCTCCAAGCATTGGACCTCGGACATACGGAAGCCATTCGTCGCATTCTGGACGATGACCTGGTTTACACCATTCGTCAAATCAAGCAGTCTGTATAAAATCGGGCAGCCGGGTGGCTGGCCTGCCCGGTTTGCTCCCAAGAAAGGGAGAAAGAGATGTTCATCAGAAAAGCTGAAATTTGCATGGTTGACAATAAAACCATTGAAGTGTTGGGTCAAGATTCCCAACGGGTCTTCGAAATTTCACTTGACCATGAAGAAGGGTACAAATTCCCGAACTTGATCATTGAAAGGGAAGAAAAACGGATTTTCATCCCAGGAAGCCAAATTGCCTCCATTTGGTTTTATGAGCATCGTGAGGCAAATGAGGTTCAAAAGCAGATTGATTTGAAATGGGAAAAAGTCGAAGACTTAACGAGAATCAAGTCGGAATCAGATTTATTGTGGTTCTGCGATGGGAAAGGCAACACCTTTATTCGATCCCCAAAATCAACCGAATCCGTCCTTGTTTCGACCAACCCCGTTGTTGCACGGCTTCTGAAAGGGATTGAAGCACTGGAAGATCAAAGAAATCAATTACTCCAATCCGCAGGTGATGAAGATGAAAAAGAATAAGGATCGCATTGTATTTCAAGCTGTTGTCAATAAACCGGTTGATCATCTGCGAGAGGGAGATCCCATCGTTTGTGCCCAAAAACAAATGGACACCATTGCTTCGATCTTTACGGTTAACGGGCGAACGGTCATCAAGACAAAAAACTTTGGTTGCTATTTTGCCGAAGATTTGGTGGTTCGTCTGTGAAAAAGATCATCATGAAAGCAAAGTTGGTTGACGGTTCAGACGTTCAGTTCGATTTTTTCGAGATCAAGTTGATGATTGACCTCCGGGTTAAGGAGAGCATCATTTACATCAAGTATCGAGGTAAGAATTACTCAGTAAAAAAAGAGTCCATCGACTTCAACGTGATTGGGTAAAAGCTGACGACATATGTGTCTGACTAGTCTGTCGATTTGGGGTGGTCTTTGTGCCGCCCTCTATCAAAGGATGTGAACCAAAATGGTAATCAATGAAATCAGCTTGCATGATTTCTTGGAGGAACAAGAGCAAATCAAAGAGCATTTCGTGGTTGACTCACCGGAAAAAGCCAATTGGGTACTTAGAAAAATCAAAGCTCTTCAAAGCAAAATAGCTGGCAACATCGCTCTGGCTGAATCAGAGATCGAAAAAATTTATGCTTGGCTTGAAATGGTGAACGGACAAATTGACTGGGATTTGGATTACTTGACTGGATTGTTGACGGCTTATGCAAATGAGTTAAGGCACGAAGACCCTGAATTTAAATCAATGAATTTGCCGAACGGGAAGATTGGATTCCGCAAGCAGCAGCCTAAATGGAACTATCAAGAGAAAACCTTGGTTCAATCGCTCAAAGATTTGGGCCGCATCGACTTAATTCGTATCAAAGAGGAGCCGGATAAAAACGGGCTCAGAAAAGCATTTAAAATTCAGGGCAATCGAGTTGTGGACCCGGAAACCGGTATGGTTATCGACGGGGTGTCGGTAGAACATCGGGAGGATGAATTGAAAATCGAGATTGTGAAATAGACGGGATATCTTGGCAAGGGACGGACTAACCACCGTCCTTTGAAAGCGGAGGGTTACATCCAGTGATGATGGTTCTTTCCCCCGGTGACACTCTGCCTCTGGGGGGAAAGATAGCCGACCCTCATTGAGTACAGTACGGAGCAAGAAAGGATTGTTTGGAGGAACTTTAAGATATGCTGGTGATCCGATAGGTGTGACATTCGCTCATGGCGTGATTTTAAAGGGGTTTTAGACATGAACTATTTGTTGGAGATTAGGGCATTTTATGACCGGCTTGAGGTAAAACCATTGTCCGCATCCGCGATTGCACTGTGGCACGCCTTGATGCACACATGCAATAAAACCGGATGGGCAGAAGAGTTTTCCGTAGCTGTCACGGTGCTATCTCACAAATCCGGACTATCAGAACGAAGTGTTGCAAATGCAAGAAACGAGTTGAAAACAAAGGGGTTTATTGACTTCAAATCCCGATCGGGGAACCGATCAGCCATTTACAAATTAAACCGCTTGTCTGCAAATATTGCCGACAAATTTTCCGACAGTGTTTCCGACAATCTTTCCGGCTCTGCTTCCGACAGTGTTTCCGGCAATCCTTCCATATTAAATAAACAAAACAAAACGAAACAAAAAAAAGATCATCGTCGCAAGTACGATGATGATTCTGAGTATATGAAAATGGCAAAGTACCTGCTGAGGAAGATCCATGAATGGAATCCAGATTATGAAGCCAAGAACATGCAAAAATGGGCGGATGATTGCCGAAAGATATTGACCATCGATAAACGGGATAAAAAGACGATTGTTGCTGTGATTGATTGGGCGACCAGTCACCACTTTTGGCAAAGCAATATTCTTTCACCCGAAAAGCTAAGAAAACAATTTCAAACCTTACTGGCGCAGATGAATAGCAGAAACGGCAATGTCGTTCGATTTCCTGAGAGAGATCGTGCCAGAGAGCAAAAGGAAATCAGCGAACAGGCAAGGATTATTGCCTTTAATCGGTGGGTGGCGGCAGGACACAGTCCTGAAGATATAAAGGGATTTCACGCATGGTTAGAGAGGGGAGCTGATCCAAATGAACTTGGAACAGCTAAAAATCATTGAGGCCGAACAAGCTGTGATTGGTTCGGTCTTGATTGACAACAAAGTAATGGATGATCTGGCTTTTCTGTTGGAAGCGAGGGATTTTAGCACTTTTGCCCATGAAATGATTTGGAAAGCCATGCTCTACATGCATTCAAACGATAAAGTGATCGACCCGATTACGCTTACTGAAATGCTGGTCATCTACAAACGTTTGGACGAAGTTGGAGGGGTTCCTTACTTGAATGAACTGGCCGCAGCCGTCCCGACTTCCGCAAATGCCAAGCACTATGCCGAGATCGTGAGAAAGCGGTCGATCCGGCGGCGTGTCGCTACCGTCGGTGAACAAATCAAACAATTAGTCCTTCAGGATCAATTTGAGAATAATGAAGATCTGTTCAGGCGAATTGAGCAGTTGGCCGATTCTGTCAGGCCAGGTATCCGAAATGACCTGGTTCATATCAAGGATACCCGGAAAGACTATATGGACTACTTGAGACAAAAAGATGACCTGATTCTTACCGGTTTCAAGCAATTTGATGAATGGATGGGTGGACTGGGGCGAGGATGGCTTTATATCCTTGCCGCACGGCCATCTGTTGGGAAGACGGCAAAAATGCTGAAAATGGCAAGAGGAATCGCAGCGCAAGATCATGGAGCGGTGGCAATCATCAGCCAGGAAATGAAAAAAGAAGCCCTTTATAACCGTATGATTGCCTCCATCACGGGAATCCCTGTTAACCGGTTGCGGTTGAAAAAGCTAACCCCCACGGAATTTGAAGAAGTGGATCAAGCATTTAATCAGCTTGAACAGTTGCCGCTTCATATTGCCGATGGGAAAGCCGTCACAATCGATGAAGTCCGGTCGATGGCCCGGCAATTGAAAAGGAAATACGGTCGATTGGGAGCGATCTTCATCGACTACCTGGGCATCATGAATATTCCTCAACCAACAGGGATGACAAGGGCGCAGGCGGTCGGGGAAGTCAGCAAAAAAGCCAAGAACTTAGCAATGGAAGTGGATTGTCCGTTGATTATGCTCGCCCAAATGAATCGGGAGGGCAAAAAAGCGCTGAAACCATCGTTAGAACACCTTAGGGAAAGTGGCGATATTGAACAAGATGCAGATGTCGTGGAGTTTCTTTGGGAGAACCCGGAGGACATGAATCCCGGATTACACTTGATCGGAGCCAGGGTCGTTCAGTCTTTCATTGCGAAAGGGCGAGATATTGGAGTAAACGAGTTTCGATATGCTTTCAAAGGTTGGATTCAGGACTTTGTTGATTTGCCACCATTAAAGAAAGAGTGAACGATATGACGGGATTTCATATTCCGCCGATTACAACAGATGAGCAATATGTTGAATACTTGGAACGGATCGTAAAGGGGGCACAGTATTTAGAAAATCCACTGATTAAGCCGGAGGATTACGCAAAAGGCATGAAGCTGTATGACGCTCTTTGTGAAAGAGTCTTGCAATACGGGGGAGATCATTTGAATCGTTGGCATGTTTATAACTGGTTAAAATATCGGTTTTTAAATTCCAATGTTAAGCCGGCAAGAGACGAAGTGTTATCCACTTTTCCGGAACTCTCTCCAGAGGAGATTGACGAGGGAATTGCCGAGTTCGAGAACTCAATTAGATGGAAAGGGGTGGGGAACGATGGGGAAAAGACATAAAAGGATCAAACAGCTTTTAGAACTGGAAGAAGCCAAAAAGAAGAAGCATCTCTGTGCGGGTTGTGTATGGCTTCTTACCGGGAAGGTCTGCATGTTCCATCATTGTGTAAAGCAGGAAGGTTGGACACTTGTTCGATACAAAACTTCTTGAACCAAGGGAGTGGAGCAGGATGGGAGTGCCGAGAGAAGAAAAATTGAAAACAGGAACCTTCAAACATATAGAGTCTGAGCTTTATTCTTATTGGGATACGGTAAAGGAAGTAAGAAGATTAAGAGCGGAGATTTTACATTCAACCCCGTATTTTGAGAATATCGGCGGTGGGAGAACCTCTCTTCCCAGTGACCCAACGGGCAAAACCGTTACTCTATTGATCGCCCACCGGAGGATTGAGCAGTTAGAAAAAATTGTAGAGGCGATCCGTACCGTTTATGACCGATTACCCGAAGAGAAAAAGAAACTTGTTCAACTGAAATACTGGACAACCCCTCAAGAACTTACATGGGAAGGGATTGCCAGACAAATTCCTGTGAGCAGGCGAACCGCTATTGCCTGGAGAGATGAAATCGTGTTGCAAATTGCGAATCAACTGGGTTGGAGATAGTGTAAGATATGATTTTGACAAAGGATAAATACCTAAAAAGCGAAGTTGGAGACAAAGATATGGAGGCTGGGCGAATGAAATTGGCAGAGAAAAACATATATGCGGGAAGCGAAAGTTCTCTTAGAATCATCGCACGTAAAGGCGAAAAAGAGGTATTGGTGAATAAAGATGAGTTGAAATGGCATGAGCTGGGTGGAAGACATGCGGTTTTGACACTAGAGGAAATCGCAGCACAGTTAATCTCTCTTGGGTATCATCCTGTGTTCTATGTTGGATGGAGTTGGGTGTTTCCGGAACGATTTATAGCTATGGGAACTATGATTCTCCTTTATGGGTTGAACATGGAATAACCCGGGGGTATGCATGAACTGGAACGTGTAGAAGAGGGAAGCCAGGGCACAGAATCAGCAACAGTTATAAATGTTGATGCTCTAAATCGCTCTGTCCCCTATATCTCTAAAAAGATGGTGTAGTTTCGCACCTTGATTGCACTTTTGGGCTTATAAAATGTTGTAATATGATATTGGAAGTCGGAGTAGCGGTAAACCCATTGCATACATACGTCGCCACTTTCTTTATTTCGGAAGGGCGGCGTTTTCTTTTGCTATGGTGATCACGAAAATGAAGCCAGCCTTGGTCGAAAGGTAACCAAGGCATGCGCGGGTTAGTCAGGCCCGCTTGGCTTCAATCTTTATTATACAGTAAAAATAGTAATTTTAAGAGCGGAATAGTGAATGTTGGCGTTATTCAACCAATGATAGTGTATTCAATAACACCCTTATGTATGACTTTTTTAAAAAGTTTAACTATGTATTAGGATGATAATAGGTCAAATGACCAAATCATCACGGAAACAGCCTAGTCAACTGTTTCCGAAAACACAGAAAGGGTGTTGTTGATGAACCAATCATGGATTGATGTATGGTACCAAGCTGCGCTTCAAAATACTTGGGTTCGGGAAGCGCACGCGAAAGATCCGTTGCTCAAAGACGATTTTTATGAGTGCAACGGTCTCGATGAACTGTTCAAATGGGTGAAAAGCAGGCAGTCAACCGGTTCTGCTTTTTACTACGATGACATTTGCTTTATCAATGTCGGAATGGAAGGCGACGGTTTTGACTGGATGGTCTTGAAACAAGGGGATGTGTATTTGGAATATTACACGCCTCCTCGTAATATGGACAAGTACGATTTTTACAGACTCATTCAACGCATTGAAACCGAAACGCTGGAAGAATTCTGGAGATAAACACGCGGGAACGGGGGCCGGTGGGATTCCACCGTCCTCCTTTCAATAGAACGGCATTTTCATACCTGAGGGGAATGTCATGATGAGCGGAAATCAAAAAGGTGAATTGGTCCGGATCGTGGTCAAGGAGCCATTCAAAACGTATCAAGTGATGGAAGTTCCAAAAGGGAACTTTGAGCGGCTTCGTGAAATCATTGGCTGCACTTACTTGGACTTTATCAATCTGGGTGCTGGATTGACAATGGCCATTGATGATTGTGGAAAGCTGGATCGGAAGCCAGCCAATCTGAAACCAAGAAAACCCGGTGTGAACGATGTGTTCTTTGGTACTGTTATTTCATGAATGATGAGTTTCGATCGTTGACGGATGACGAGATCGAGATGTTGTTATCGACATTACCGATTCATTTTCACTCTGTTACTGAAGAAGAAAACAAACGGATTGACCCGGATGACTATATCGAAACTCATATCATTGTTTGGTGAGGGTTCGACCAGACGAAAAAATGTGGATTTCAGGCCGATGGCGGTTGCCGTCGGTTTCTTAAAATAAAAAGAAGCCAGCCTTGGTAGGAGGACCAAGGCATGTCTGCGGGTTGGTCAGGCCCGCTTAGGCTTCGTAATTTTAAGTATATCAAAAGTGTAGATAGAGTTGGACAGTGTATGACGAGTTACCTATGAGTATCTATGTGTATGAAATTTTTAAATAGAGCGGTAATAAAGTAGGATGATAATAGATCGATTTACCAAACCGTTAATCAATCGGTGAAACGGCCTGGTCAACGGGCAACACGTAGGAGGGTGTTGAAAATGACGGAAAACTCGAATTGCTCATCTGCCATTCCTTACTGGAGGAAGCAGAAGATGAACTGCACATCCAATGTTTCGAAGATGCAGGGGTTTTAACCTACAACAAAGGGCTGGTCATTCGGACGAAAGACGGATCAGAATTCCAGGTAACGATTGTTCGATTTCGTAACGGAACGGCCTGATCGTCCTGAGAAGTAGCCAAGTAAAAAGTGCGGGAAGGGAGTGGTCACCCTTTCCGCTTCCCAACACTGAGGAGGGTGTTAAAGATGAAAAAAGATTGGAAGAAAGTTTGGTATCAGGTTGGAATGGACAATCCTTGGATCAGCGAAGCGTACGACCCGGAATTCTCCGTTGACATGCTGGCTGAGTGTAAGGATCACGAAGACTTGTGGGAGAATTTGTCTCACGGAAACTGGTGCTTGGGACAGGGCTTCCATTTGGGCGAGATTTGCTTCATCAATCAAATCGATGGCGGGGACGAATGGTTGGTGATCAAACAGAACCAGCCCTTTGAATCCTTTACGGTAAGTGCGATGGGCAAAGAAAAGTTTCTTTACAACCTGAAATGTATTGAAAAAGCAACGCTCGAACAATGCAGGCGGCTTGAATATACGGACGTAGAGCTTGAAGAGGAGGAAGCTGTTTAATGTACACCTCCAACTTCGCAAACGTGCAAAAGATCATTGAAGCAGGGCTGAGGCCGGTGGCAATCTCCATCGGCCTTCCTAAAATGTATAAAGGCGAACATGAGTTCCGGTTGGCCCCAACCTGGGCCATGTTGAAAATGCCGCGTGAAGAATATGATCGGCTCTTTCTCAAGAAACTCGCGAGTCTTGATCCGGTTCAGTTATATCAATCATTGGGAGAAGATGCTGTGCTTCTCTGTTTTGAAAAACATAACGACTGGTGTCATCGGCGTTTGGTGGCAGAATGGTTCGAGTCGGAACTTGGCATTGTGGTTCCTGAGTTTGGTTTTGATAGAAGTGAAACGCTTCCTTATTGCCAGTGCGGTACTAAAAAGAAAGACGATGATTCAGATATTCAAGGGAGTCTCTTCTGATGAAGAAGAAAACGGAACTGGCGAGGGAAGCCTACATGAGCGGCAATGTGAAGGAAGCGTTACGGATCGCAAAATCTTTTCGGATTGGTCTGAGCCAAAAATGATCGGGATAAGATCGTGCGGGCATATGAGTGTTTGGTTCATCCCGATTTTTACCTCATGCTCGGGAAGTCCCCGGAGGATGAGATTGAGAAAGGCAAACGGGTTTTCGAGGAAAAAATTCTTTGAGGGAGCGGATAATATGCAAAATCAATTTCTTTATGAAGTGGTTTCGGATTTTAGGGTAGAGACATTTGAATCAGCAGATGAGTTAACGGCGAAATATGAACGATCCGGTTATTGGGAATCGCGAGTAACAAGTGAAGAATTAAACTATCAGCCGACGTTGTCGGGTTTCAACGGGCCGATGTATGGTGGAATCAGAGACGGAAAAATTGTGATTCGATATGAATCGTCAAGTGTTTATGCGGCTCTTTCAATATAAATAAAGGGAAGTCCCTGGGATCAATTCTCAGGGATTTCTTATTTGTTAAGGGCAAAGGGTGTGGATGGATGTTTGTGGGCAGTATTAACCAAGATCTGCGCTGTTTGGTGTCGGAGGTTACAAGAGGATGGGATACCCAAGATGTTTATATCGGCTGCTCGGGCAACTTCACGATTGAGCGAATCTTAAAGGATCGAGGATTTAATCTGTACGGAAATGATGTGAGTTTATATACCTGCACGATTGGGCATCATCTGGCCGGGAAAGATTGGGATATCTGTGTTAAACACGACGATTGGCAGTGGTTGGAGGAGTACATGCAGGATGGAGTGAGCCGGATCGCAACGTTGCTCTTATGCACAACGATGTTAGATGGATTTAATCGGAAAGAGCCTTTTTTCATGCGGAGGCGCGAAGCATACCGGAAACAATGGGATCGTCTTCTTACGGAAACTTGCGAGAGGGTGTTGAAAGGGATCGAGGGAGTCCACCTGGCTGATTTTTGGCCCGGTGACGTGGTAGAGTGGACTCTTATCGCACCAAGAGAGGCCGGATTTATCAGTTTCCCCCCTACCTATAAAGGCGGATATGAAAAGTTGTATAAGGCATTCAATGAAGTATTTCACTGGAACGAACCGGCCTATGAGATTTTCGATAAAGATCGATTGAAAACAATGGTTGAATATGTGAAACAGAAAAAATGGTGGATGATGGCTCGTGATGAGCCGATTGAAGGCCTGGAGGAATATGAAGTCGGACGGATGCAGACCTCGCTTCGGAGCAAGCCTGTGATTGTCTATGCAAACAAAGCGCCTTTGCGGATCACCATGCCGCACCAGAAAACGCAAGTCGTGAACATTCCCAGGTTTACTGAGAAAGACGTGATCATGGAGAATTCAAAGCTGTCAATCATGAAGATCACCCAGGGACAGATGAATACATTGCGGAGTTTGTATTTAAACCCCGGGATCGCGCCTGCATCTGCGACGTTAAATCTGGCAGTATTAATCGATGGTAAGTTGATCGGGGCGATCGGTTTGTCCCGTCCCCAGCATGGGCAAGGTGGAGCCTATTTGATGACCGACTTCGTGATCCGGCCCGTGAGATATAAGCGGCTTTCCAAACTTATTTTGGCAGCCGTTCTAAGTACCGAGGTCAAGCTGATGATTGAGCAGGGCATCAACAGTCGGGTTCAGATCATTGCTACGACCGCTTTTACCGACAAACCCGTTTCAATGAAGTACCGGGGGTTATTTTGGTTGCAGAGCCGAAAAGAGAATCCGAGCAGGCTCAACTATTGGGGGAATGCAGGGAAATGGTCGCTGGAGGAGGGGCTAAAATGGTGGCTCAAGAAACACAGCAAGTCGACCAACTGAATGAGCGGATACCTGGCCCTTTCAAGTTAAAGGTAATTTCTATTGACGAGTGTGAACTGCTTGAAAAGAACGCTCGATACATGAAAAACGAGACCTTTCAAAATCTGGTCAATAATATCAAACGGGACGGGGGATTATCCTCTATCCCGTTTTGTTATCTCACGGAAGAAGGAAAGTACCGTGTCTTGAGCGGCAACCATCGGGTACAGGCGGCGAAAGTGGCGGGATTCACTGAACTACTGGTGATATACACAGACAAGCCTATGACCAGGGACGAGCAGATCGCGGTCCAGCTTGCCCATAATTCGCTGGTGGGTGAAGATGATCCGGTCATTTTGCAGGAGCTGTACAACGAGATTGAGGACTTGACCCTTAAATACTATTCGGGACTGGATGACAAGGTCTTGGAACAGCTTGAAAAAGTCCAAGTCATGGGATTGACCGAAGCGCAATTGGATTATTTGTCTCTCTCTTTTGTCTTTTTGCCGGAGGAAGCGGAGCGGCTGGTAGAAGTATTGGAAAAGGTGAAAAACGAGCTTGCTTCTGATGCGATCCTTGCCCGTAACACCGAATACAGTCGCCTGCTGGATACTGTGGCAAAAACGCAGGGAGCGTACAACATCCACAACGGAGAAACAGCAATCATGTTGATCCTTGATGTGTTTGAACGACACCAAGAAGATTTAAAGGCCGGTTGGTTGGACGAAGAAGGAGAAGTTATCCACAAAAACTTTGTGCCTATTTCCAGTGTGATCGGAACGGACATGATTCCTGCTCCCACCGCAGAGATCATTCTACGGGCAGTTGAAAAAATGATGTCCGCGGGTGACATTACAAGCAAAAACAAATGGCAAGCGTTGGAGTATTGGGCAGCCGAATATTTGAGTGGTGAGTAATCATGAAGTTGTGGGAAAGGCAGAGGGGTGAGAGCCAGAAAGCATTTGAAGCGTTCGCTATTTACCGAGACATGGGAACTAACCGGAGTATAGGGAAAGTAGCGGAAAAGTTGGGGAAATCGGAAACGTTGCTATATCGGTGGAGTTCCAATTGGAATTGGGTGGAACGGGCCAAAGAATATGATCTGGAGATGGATCGGCAACACCGCCTTCACCAAGAGGAAGAGCGGCGAAAAATGGCAGAACGTCATGCGAAACAGGCCATGATGTTTCAAAACAAAATCTTGGAACGGCTGCGGATACTTGATCCGAATCGATTGACTCCTGCTGATTTGATTCGCTGGTTTGACATTGCGGTAAAAGTGGAGCGATTAGCCAGAGGAGAGTCAACCGAAATTCATGAAGTGGAGCATAGTGGGCAGGTGGATCAGCGTAGAAATGTTAGAATACAGCATGAAATCCTTACCGATCCGGAATCAAGGGAGCTGGTTAAACAGCTTTTTCGGAGAGTCTATGAACTTAAACGAATGGAATCAAATTGATTGGTCCGCCCTCGAAATGGAAATGGTTCGTCATGACTATTCCGTTTACATCGAATATGTTCATTACGGGCAGTATATCCCCTCTCGCCATTCCGATCTCATTTGCAAGAAACTTGAACAGGTGGAAAGGGGCGAAGTGGATCGTCTAATGATCTTTATGCCTCCGCGCCACTCCAAGTCGATGACCGTTTCGGAAACATTTCCTTCCTGGTTCATCGGGAGAAATCCCGAAAGACGTGTCATCTTAACCTCTTATGGGGAAACGTTGGCGAGGAAATTCGGAAGAGCGAACAAACATAAAATCGCTGAGTTTGGAAAAAAGATTTTTGGAATCGAGTTATCTCAAGACAACAGTTCGGTTACGAACTGGGATATTCAAGGCCATCGAGGTGGAATGATTTCCGTCGGCATTGGAGGAGCCATCACCGGTCAAGGTGCGGATCTTCTCATTATTGACGACCCAATCAAGAATAAGCAAGAAGCGGAATCGGAAACGTACCGGGAAAACATCTGGAATGAATGGCAAAACACGCTCAGAACCCGTTTACAACCCGGAGGAAAAGTGATTTTGATTCAAACCCGATGGCATGAGGATGATTTAGCTGGTCGGTTACTTCAATTTGAGCCAAGTCGATGGGAAATTCTTTTGTTGCCAGCGGTCTGTGAGAATGAAAATGACCCCCTTGCCAGGGCGATTGGGGAACCGTTATGGCCGGAGTACGGGTTCGATGAGAAATGGGTGGAAGAAACAAGACAATCCGTTGGTTCCCAAACATGGGCGGCTCTGTTTCAACAAAGACCTTCCCCCGCAGAAGGAGCGATATTGAAACGGAAGTGGTGGAAGTATTATCGCCAATTGCCAAACCGATTTGATGAGGTTATCCAGTCATGGGATTGTACTTTTAAGGATAAGAAAGATAGCGACTATGTGGTCGGACAAGTATGGGGACGGATCGGAGCAGACAAATATTTGATCGATCAGGTTCGGGGGCAAATGGATTTACCGGCAACGATGCAGGCGATTCGGGGATTATCTGCCAAACATCCGTATGCCTATACCAAACTGATTGAAGATAAAGCGAACGGCCCAGCAGTGATTCAAATGCTTCAACACGAGATTCCGGGACTGATACCGGTGAATCCTGAAGGTGGAAAGGAATCCCGAGCGGCAGCCGCTTCCGTTGACTTGGAAGCGGGGAACGTATTTATTCCCGAACCAAGTATTGCCCCGTGGATTCATGACTTTGTGGAGGAGTGTGCGGCCTTTCCCAATGGGAAAAACGATGACCAAGTGGACGCTTTTTCTCAGGCCATGATCCGGTTCCGACAGTTTGAAGCGCCCGAACATGTGGTGTTGCCTACAATTAAAGGATGGACCATGAGGGGATGAAGAAGTGTGGATCATCGAAAAATGGAAATTATGGCGGGTCAGAAGACAGGTAAGGAAGTATTTTGCCGACCTTCGGCAATCACTGACGAAGCGTTTGGAAGGCGGTCGCCAGATTGGAGATCGATGGGAGAAGCAGTTTGGTTGGTATGATGGATTGATTAAGCGGGATGAGTTGCGCCAGAAGAATATCATAGAAACGCTGAGGCTGATTCGTGACATTAATCCAGACGCAAGTATGGCGATCTGGAATTTTTTACGCCTGTCGAACCAAGGGCATACGCTGGAATGTGTAAAACCAACGGGATCGCCAGATAAAACAGGGCTGGCCTATTTGAATGATTTGTCGAGGAGAATAGGGAAGCTTTATGCCGGAGGAACGGATCAACTGGTGAATGTATTGAATCTGTCCGGATTTACCCAGGGAGCATTGGCGTTAGAGATAGAGTTAAATGAAAAGCTGGATGATGTGGTGGATTTCCATGCGATCGATCCTTCCTCCCTAGATTTTAGACGGAACGAAGTTGGGGAAGTCGAATTGGTACAACGACAATCGGATGGGACATACAAGGTATTGAACCAGGAACAGATATTTTACTATCCGATTGACCCGGATATTGGTGATCCCTATGGCCGTAGCCCAATTCTTCCAATCCTGCAAATCGTATTCTTTCAGGTAGAGGTATTACGGGATCTCAAAGCGGTTGCCCACCATCAAGGGCATGCACGTTTTGATATTTCCATCGCTGAAAAAGCGATTATGGAAAACTTGCCTCCCTCGATCATCGCACAGGGACCCGATGCAGTTCGTGCCTTTGTGATGAATTACATCTATGAAATTGAGCAAGGGTTTAAGGATTTACAGCCCGATGATAATTTCTTTCACCCGGATTCGGTTACCGTTTCGATGGTAGGCGGAACCAATGGGCAATCGATCGATGTGACGCAAATCATTGATGTAATCAACCAGCAGGTGGTAACAGCGTTGAAGCAACTTCCAATCCTGCTCGGAAGGAATGAAGGGACGACCGAAACGCATGGCTCTATTCAGTGGCAAATCTATGTTGCCGGGATCGAGTCGATTCGTCGCGGTGTAAAGCGAATCTTGGAACAGGGATATAATTTAGCACTGCAAATCCAGGGGAGACAAAGTAAGGCGAAAATCACCTTCAACCCCTTGCGAACAACTGATCGGTTAGCCGAAGCGCAAGCTGAACAGATTGAAACCCAAACGAAAATTGCACAAATTCAACAAGGATGGATCACCAGCGATGAAGCTGCGATGGAAATGGTCGGGCATGAAGCAGTGAATGAGCCGCAGATGTCCCCTTCGTCAACGGTGGTCGGGGGCAGGTCACGCCGCATGCAAATCAAGCGTGTGCCTAAAACGCGAAAAGAGGAGGACGATGAGTTTGTCAATGAGATCCAAACCCCATGGGCGTCCGATGTGGCTCGGTTAACAAGCAAGGCAATAAAGGCAATTGAAGCCCAATTACAATCTCAAGTCAAAACTTATGTCCAGCGATTACGGGAGGCGGAGCCAATCCCCACTCGTTTTTTATTGCCGAGACGCGAAGATGACGCTGATCCCTCGTCAGAGTTTGAAAAGTGGGTCTTGAGCATCATTCTCCATGATGCCGATGTACAGATTGATGACTGGGAAGCATTATTAATGGAATGGATTCAACAGACGGCAGAAGAAGCTGGAATCGCGACACTATTGGAATTAGAGGTGGAGATGGATTTCGATGCGCGCGATGAGCAATTGCTTCGATGGCTGTCCAATCGGGCTTACGAATCGGCAAACCTCCTTCAGCAAACAACCGACCATGAGGTGATCATGGACCTGTGGGATGTGGTAAATGAGGGGGAGTATTCAATCGATAAAGCAGAGGAGGCACTGCGGAATTCCTTTACCTTTAGCAAAGAACGGGCTAAAACGATTGCCCGAACGGAAATGATTTCTGCGGCAAGGGCCGGGCAATTTTATGCGGATAAACAATCGGGGATTGTCGTAGGCAAAGAGTGGTTTGCGGCCCATCAACCGGAGCGGACTCGGCCCTGGCATTTGGAGGCCGATGGTCAAATCAAGCAGCTGGATGAGCCATTTGTGGTAAATGGGGAAAAGCTAATGTTTCCGGGTGATACATCTCTTGGAGCAACGGCAGATAATATCGTGAACTGTCGTTGCGGCTACTTTCGGATACTGGAGGGGGGAGAGAAAGGGGTGAATAAATGAGCCAGCAAGCAAACCTTCTCCATTTGCCTGTTCGATTGATAGGGGAAAATCGGGAGATGGATTTGGATTTGATTAACCGCCATACGCTGGAGCCGGTGACAGCGGAAGAAGTCTTTACCTTTTCGGGTATTTGCTCCAATGATCAGCCAGACGCTTATTTTACCCGGATGGATACGTCTACCACGCTTCGGAATTATGTCGAGGATCTTCAAACCGGGGTCAGCCTTCAAGAATCCCATGATATTACACGGAATCCCTATGGGCGAAGTTATCACGGTGAACTCATTTCGACGGAAGAGGGTGGACATGCAGTTCGAGGTTACTGGTATATTATCCGAGATTTGCACATCAACGGAGCCAATACCAACGATATGATTCGCGCGATCCAAACAGGAGTGATCAGAGATTTGTCCGTTGGTTTCGGGGGCTCCGACATGTGGTACCGCTGTGGGTCGTGTGGTCGGAACCTTTGGGATTGGGAATGTCACCATATCCCTGGACTTGAGGATGAAGAAGGTCAGATCAATTTTGCATGGGTGATGGATGCAAAATTAAGGGAAGTATCAACGGTTTATAAAGGAGCCACACCGGGAGCCTATATCGAGAAAGCACGCGAATATGTGTCACAGGGGCAATTGTCCCAACAGAATATTGCTCGCTTGGAGCGCCAGTACCATGTCCGGCTGGACGATGGGCAGCGCTCTTTTTTTATATCTCAAAAAGGGAGTGAACAGACAGTGAATCTATTGGAACAGCTGCGGCAAGCGATTCAGGAAAACAAGATCGAAAAAAATCGGGTGTACGACATCCTTTCGGAAGGAGAGCCTTTCCGCCAATCTGACGATATTGCACTAAGAAATGAGTTGGGTGATTACGCCACCGTCGAGGGAGTGCGCCAATTGAAACAAGAGGTCCGGATGGGACGTGCCTATCTGGCGGATTCGATCGATCAAGCGGTAAAGGCTCGGATTCGTGCCTTTGGGGATAGCTTTGATGCGGAGAATTACCGCTCCATGCTGCTGAAACTAAATGATCTGGATTCCGTGAAAGAAGAAATCCGTTTGTACGAACAGATGGTAAAACAGCGGTTTACACCCGGTCGCCAGACAGAGCCTGAACTGATTCATAGTCAGTCTGCGGCGCGAGCATCGGATTTTAAGCGTGAAAACATCTTTGATAAGGAGTGAGGTTTCATGTATGGAACGCGCGTAGGCGGAGTCACGCCACATGCATATGGTTTGCAAGTGACCGTTCTGGTTCCAAGTGCAACCCCTACACAGCCGGTGAATGAAGGGGATTTACTCAAGTTGATTACGACCGCTCCTTATAGTGCGGCACCATGTGCAGATGGAGATCCAGTTCAATTAAAGGCCATCCACGGTGGAGTAACCGATGATACGACGCCTGTGGGTTGCCATTTATATGGGTTTTCCCGTGTAGACAAATTCAAATTTACAGGGGCTGAACCCACGATCGGTGCATCCGTGGTCGCTGCCGGAAATGGCGTTGTAAAGGTTTCTCCGGAAAACAATGGGACGTTTGTACTCTTTGTGGACTCGAGTAGGAATATTGTCGAAGTCGCCATGCCTTAAAAAGGAGGATGGATCAATGGGAATCTTGGTAAGGAATCATTGTGGGAAGAATGTCGAGCTGAAAACGGGGTCATCATTAATTGCCCATTTAAAGGAGCGATATAAGCGAACCGATTCCTATGCCGTGAATCGTTATTTAGAAGCAGAGCAAGTTCAACTGAACGAAGTGTTCCGGGCATTTGGAATCGAGGACATCGGAAAGGTCCAAGTTCGCACGGTGCTGCAGAATGACGGCATGAAGCCCCTTTTCAATGCGGCGATCGAAGATGGCTTGCGAATGGGGTTTGAGAAGGAATCCAACTGGCAAGTGCTGGTGGCGGATACGGTGGATGCCACCAAAATGGCCCAAGAATGGTATTTTCTCGACTATGATGAGGATGAAGTCGCCCTGCGTGAAATTGGGCAAGGAGCTCCGATTCCAGTTGGTATTCTCAAGGTTGGAGATCAATCGATCCGACTGCATAAACGAGGACGTGGCATTGAATGGACCGATGAAGCGAAAGACATGAATATTAAACTGGTATCCCTGTTTCTGATGAAAGTAGGGAAAAAGCTGGGGCGCGATTATGAAAATACGGCGATTTACCGGTTGTTGAATGGTTATTTTCCGGACGGTTCAGATTCCCCGCCTGTAATTGGCGTAAAGACCGCCAACAACCTGACCATCGGGGATTTGTTTTATGCAGCCATGTATATGGAAGAAGAGCTGGGCTACAACGTAAAACGGCTCGTTATGAATCGCAAGATGGCTTCTTCGATTGCTGAGTTGAAAAACGGCGATGGCAACTACTTATTCATCGATAACTTAAAGAGCGGAGAGTGGCCTTCACCACTGGGAGCACCGATTCATATTACCAATCTTGTTCCAGATAATCGGATTATCCTCGTGGACACTGCCTTTGCCCTGATCCGCTACTCCTATAAAGAGTTCGGTGTCGAGTTTGAACGGTCGGCGAAGACCCAGTTGGAGGGTTCCTATGGAACAGAAATATCAGAGTTCGTTCCGTTTGAGAAGAATGCTCGCTTAATTATTACGTTAGACCAACAACGAGCATAAGGGGCATTTGGAAATCTTCCAGTGTTTCTAACTTAGAACAAGTTTACTTCTTATATCGTAAAATTAGGATTACGAGAACGAGGATAATAACTAAAGATAACGTGTTGGTAATCAAAAAAGCATATCCTAGACCTTTTGTCGCTAGACTTAGGGCATAAACTTCCATCAGGCTAATACCCAACAAAACCATTAAATAGGATTTTATGTTCAAATCCTTCACGGACTTCGTCCGCCAGATTTGAACAATCTGTGGTATCCAGCCCAGTGATTAGATAATTCCACCCAATAACTGCATAATAGCAAAAATCAATCTACCACTTCTCCCTTCTGGGTTATCCTAAGTCAATTTTACATTAAAAGATTGAAGGGATATGAAATGGCAACCAAAAAAGAAGAGAAAAAGAAAGTGAGGCTCAAAGATCCTTCTACTCAGTATGGGGAAGGGTCTTTTTCATTGGTTGGGAATCAGGAAAAAGAGTTACCGGATAATCCTTCTCCCGAATTGTTGGCCCGTATCCGTTCCGGTTTTATTGTGGAAGTGAAATAAGAAAAAGCCAAGGAGACCAGGAGATCCTTGGCTTTCGAAGTGGAAAGTGGGGTCTTTGTTGCCCTAGAAGAGATGGTAGGTTGAACAATTTATATAAAGGTGCCACCCGCTAGACACCAGTATAAGCCAACGATGAATCAATTTAAACATGGAGTATGAAGGGGGGATTTTCCCTGCCTTACATCACAATTCAAGAACTGAGGGAGCGAACTTCGATGGAGGAAGTAGCAGTGCTTCCTGACGAGAAACTCCAGCTATATCTTGATCGAGCCACAGCCTGGATACATCGTATGGCTCAGAGAAAATTTTACAATGAGACTGATCCGGATCTCCTAACTGATCTTAAAACAGCGAGTGTGCTACTGGTGGAATACCTGTGGGTTCAGGATCATAACGAAGGAAAAGAGCAGGTCATGAGTGGGATCAAGCAAGAAAGTATCGGTTCTTACTCCTATACACTGAAGGATGATACCGGTGAGGAATCGGGACTGACCGGGATGAAGGAACTGGATTCCATCTTGCAATCCCTGATCCCGAAGCCACTCGCGACAGGGATGTTTTTCTCGGTATCTGGACCATCAAGGGTGGAGAAGAAATGCGAATGGAAATGAATTTTATCCATCAGTGCACGTTGGTAAGTCAAGGGCAACAAACAGGAGTTGATCCTTACGGTCGTCCGATTTTTGAAGAGGTTTTGAAGCCGGACGTTCCTTGCAGAGTGGACCAATTCAATGAAGAGGCGCGGTGGGATGATTTTGGCTTCGAGTATGGGGTAAGCTATGTTTTATTTTTAGGGCCAGACCTAATTTTAAATGAATCGATGAAAGTAAGAGATATCAAGGATAAAGAGGGCCGATTGGTTTTTCCAGGTCTTTTTTTGTTTCAGCGAATCCGGCCTGTCTTTGACCGTAAAGGGCTTCATCATTATGAGGTGTTTCTGAAGAAAGAGGGAGATCAGGATGGCGAAAAGTGAGATATCCTTTAAAGTTCAAATCGATGCCAATACCTATGATTTTTTTAAGAAGGAATCCCCTCAAAAGTTAAAGGAGGCTCGCCAAAAAGCGGTCGAAGCGGCCGGGATGGTTTGGTCAGACGAAGCGAAGCGGATTATCCGCGATGAAGATCATATTGACACGGGCCTTTATATCAACAGCATTGGCTATCGAACCTCTTTTCCACCAAGGCATAAGAGTGGTCGGGGCGTTCGTGAAGTGACCGAAGAAGATATCGTTTATGAGTTGGAGGAAAGGGAGGATGTCACTAGATTGGCTATTGGCTCCAATGTTTCCTATGCAAGTGAATTGGAAAAAAGGTATCACATCATGGCAAAAGCTTTAGATCAAGGAGAATCAAGAATGAAACAAGTGGTGGAGTTTCAAGTGAGGAAGGTGCTGGGCAATTGATCCAGTATGTTGATCCGATTCCACCGATTGTCACGTTTCTTTCCGTTCGGTTGAATGGGATTTCGGTCTATGGCAACATCGCGAAGAACCCCGTTTTGCCTGCATTGATCGTCAAAAGTGCAGGGGGATCGGGGTTTTCCCGTATCCAGTTATTAGCCAGGGCCGAAAAAGATTTTGAAGCGATGGAGTTGCTCATTCAAACCATGATGCTGTTGGAGCAGTACGCGAATCAAATCCAGGGCATCCGGGTTACTTGGTGCGGGCGGGAAAGTAATCCGCTTCCCTCGGTGGATCAGGATACCGGAACACCGGAGGCTTGGTGTTACATGAGGCTGGAACACGTGGAAGGGTGAGGGGATTGGCGAAAACTGAAAAGACCAGACGCATCCGTTGTGTGGGACCGGTTGAACCAGCAAGTGGAGTGGTCCTTTTACGAATGGGTACACTCGATATCGTTCCGGGACAGGTCTTAACGGTAGGAAAAGAAGTGTCGGAAGACGAGGCGAGACTTCGTCAATCCATCCCGACATGGATCTTTAAAGAGGTGAGTGAATGATGGCGGATATCTATAAAGTCGATTCTTCCAAAATCGTCGGCGGGCCTGGGCGACTGGTCGTCAAACCCTATGATGGGCTGTTTCCGCAAAAGATCAGTGAGGTCATGGATTTGTTCCCTCCCTACGATTTGAAACCGGGTTGGCGAGACTTGGGGGCGACCACGGAAGGAATCAAGACTTCACGCAGTTTTGATACCGATGATTTTGAAGTGGATCAGCGCGGCCCCATTGATACCACCATTTCCAAATGGGAGCATACGCTGGAAACGAATTTGGCGGAGAATTCCTTGGAAAATCGTCAATTGGCGTTGATCGGAGGAACGATTATCGATTCGCCCCCAACGCTTGGAACTGCGGTTCCGTTATCCAATGCGGTGACCAAGGGAGCAACGATTTTAACCCTCTCTTCTGCGAGCACCGATTTTAAGGAGGGAGGTTGGTTAAAAATTGGTTCGGAAACCCTGCCTATTTCCAAAGTTGCTGAAACCTCTCTCTATCTCAAGGAACCGGTTGGAACGGATTACCCGGCGAATACGGATGTGAGTCCAGTAAATGAACTGGGGACAAGACGAATTGGTTATGGAACGGTTTCGGATGTTCCCTTTATGACCTATGCCCTCATTAGCCAAAAGAAAGACGGGACTCTTTACATGTGTGTCATTTGCAAAGCAAAAGTGTCCGGAGATGAGAAGGAGCAGACCTACAGTAAAGACAAGCGGGTTTTGCCCCTGAAGTTACAGGCCTTTCCGGAAGACAGCCTGTCCCAGGATGAAAACGTTTATTACGAAATTGAACAAGTCCGATGAAAGGATGAGGTGAATGGAACAAGCGTTGAGATCCCTCGATATTGAAAATGTGATTGGACAGGTAACGCTGAGTAATGGAACCAAACTGGACGTACCCAAGTTATCTTTGCAGAAGCTCATTCGGATCGTAAAGTTTCTTGGCGTGGATGGAGTACGGATTTATGATCAGATGCGTGAGGTATTGTTGGATGATAAGCAATCGGATCTGGAGAAAATCGCTTTGGTATTGGAGCAATTGAAGGAAGAGCAACTCGTCCGTATTCTCTCTATTCTGCTTGATGTGGATGACCAAACTGCCCTTCAATTGGATTTGAATGAGATGCTTGAAGTCTTACTGGTCTATGCAGAGAAGACCAATCTATCCCAAACTTTTACTCAAGTCCAGAAGTTGATGAAGAAAATGACGGGCAAAAATATTCCTGATCTTCAGACGCTTCTGGGCTTTTTGTTTCCGCCGGTAGAAGAGAACGAGACCACACAAGCTGGTCCGAAATCACAGAGCAATGGATAGAGCAGATCGGCTTTGTGGCTTCCCACTTCGGCTATACCGAGGAATATGTTCTCTCACATACACCGGAATGGTTGATGAGAAAAAGCAGGCAGGCGGCCCAAGAGAAGATCGATGCCCATCACATGCGGATTGTGGAAGGTTTCAAAGGGTTGGCTCTCTTCATCGATATGGCCTTTAATCAAGGACGGAAAGTAGAGCAGATTTTGCCACCATTCCAAAAGAAAGAAATGAATTCCGGCCCGTCTGACAGCCCATTTATGGAGACGATCTGGTGGAAGTCGGAGTAAGGGGAGGTGAAATCCATGACCACAGTAGGCAGATCAAACATCGAGATCACTGCGACCGACCGGCAGGCCCGTCGAACAATCAGCAGCTTTTTTCGGGATTTGGAACACACCGGTCAGCGAATCGGACAGACCATGCGAAGGGCGAATCCTTTTGAAGCCCTCGAGCAAGGAGCCGATCAATCGACCCAGTTCCTTGAGCGGTACAAGGCCCGGTTTTTATCGGCGATCGATCAGATGAATGCGAAGGCGACGCAGTCCAAAAAGATGATGGACATTTTGCCGGAGACCAGTAGCATTCAGCGAATCGATCGCTTTTTTCTTGGGATCGGGGATCGGCTGGAGCAGATGGCCAAACGGGGAACGGCGGCGAACTTAGCGATTACGATGTTAGGGAGAAACGCCAGTTTAAAGGAAATTCTCGACCGGATCAAGCTAATCAACCAAGGCTTAGCAAGGATGCAAGCATTAGCAACAACATCCGCCATCGTTTTGAGCCTGTTTACCGTGGGCATGGTGAAGCTTTCCAATACCGTCGATGGCCGACTTGTACCGTTAGCGCAGGTGTTCAAACGGGTATGGCTTTCGGCCTTGAAGCCGTTCGCTCAAATTTGGACTGACTTTGCTCTGAAAGTGATTCAAGCGGGAACGGCCATCGGGCGGTTTATTGAACGGTTGAACCAGATCAACCCGGCTATTACCAAGATGATCGGGATGTTCCTCTATCTCTTTACCGCGATTACCCTTTTCCTTTCGCCAATGGCGATCGGGATTGGACGGGCGCTTGGCATGCGGGCGGCATTTACCGTTTTGTTCAACTCATTTAAACCGCTAATCCTTGGTTTCTTACGGGTTGCAGGGATGGCTTCCCTAATTTCAGCTGCCTTGGTGGTATTGGGTGGGATTCTCATTCGCCTCTGGCAAAACTCGGTGGTCTTTCGCAATACGGTCATCAATGGCTGGAATGCTATTAAAAATGCGGTGATGAGCGCGGTTCAACCTCTGATCCCCAGTCTCCAGCGCTTGTGGAGTGCTTTTGTTCAATTGCTGAACGCGTTCACGGGTGGAGGAACCACGATAGGGGACTTTTGGAAAAGTCTTGGAGATTGGATTGGTCGGGTGATTCATGCCATCGTTCAAGTTGGGGTTCCGCTCCTTCAGGGGGCTTTAAAAATCATCTCAATCGTTTTGGGTGGCATCATCGATGGGCTGATCAAAGGATTTCAGGCATTGCAACCGGTTATTGAACAAACGGTTCGTTATCTGCAGGGGTTCTTTTCGGGATTACGGGCGAACAAGGCTACCCCCATGATTCAGGATCGTCTTTCCTGGCCTTTTTAAAACCGATCATGAAGCAAGTATCGCAGATTATCGGGCAGGTTTTTCAACTGATCGACCAGATCATCAAAGTGTCCGTTACGGTTTGGGGAACCGAAATCAAAATCGCTTGGACTGCAATTGAAACGATCTTCTCCAATCCGACGGTTATTTCGGTGATCCAGCAGGTCTGGACATATATCAAGACTGTCATTTCTAATGCACTGAGTATCATTTTAAATGTGCTACAGCTGTTCTCCAATTTGCTTGCCGGGAACTGGGCGGCGGCATGGCAGAATCTGCAAAACATTGTAGGTCGTTTCGTGACCATCCTTGCTTCCAGTATCTCGACCAGCTTTCAGATTCTCTTGACCATCTTCACTTCGATCTGGGGGGCAATTTCTTCTCTTTTGACGAGCCTATGGAACGGGATTCTTAGTATCGCCTCCTCGATCTGGGGAGACATCGTCTCATTCTTTGCGGGAATCTGGAACGGGATCGTCTCAACGGCCACCTCCATTTGGACTGGCTTCGTTGCCTTTTTGACAGGGCTGTGGAATGGGTTGGTTGGGATCGCCACGGCGGTCTGGAATGCGATTACTGCAGCCATTGTGAACGCCTTTACATGGATGTACAATCACAACTACTATTTCCAGGCGCTGGTCGATACGATTGTGGCGGCATGGAATTCCGCAAAACAATGGACGATCAACACGTGGAATGCCATCACTTCTTTTTTAACAAGTGTATGGAATCAGTTGCGATCCATCGCCTCTTTCACCTGGAATGGGATGAAATCGATTGCTGCCAGCGCTTGGAATGGCGTGAAGTCGGTGATCATGGCCGTTTGGAATTCCGTGAAACCCTGGCTGGTGAGCATCTGGAATAGTCTCCGATCGGTTGCAACTTCCGTCTGGAATGGCATCAAGAGTGTGATTTCTAGCGTGGTCAGCGGCATCAAGTCCGTGGTTACTTCGGCTTGGAACAGTATCAAATCGGCCACCTCTTCCGCTTTCAACTCCGTGAAATCAACGGTGACAAGCATCTGGAACTCGATTAAATCGACGTTGTCCGGACTGGCGAATCAGGCTGCCGCTTGGGGACGGAATTTGCTTAATAACTTTATTAGCGGAATCAAAAGCCGGTTCTCCGCATTGGTTAGGGTCGTGAAAGATGCGGCAGCGACCGTGGCTGCTTACCTTGGATTTCACAGTCCCGCCAAAAAAGGCCCCGGAGCCGATGCAGACAAATGGTTTGTAAACTTAATGGAGATGCTGGAAGATTCCATCCGCATCCGGGTTCCACATTTGCGTGCGGCCGTCTTCGATGCCGCACAGCAGTTGAACATCATTAATGGGTTGAATCTCGGGGGAACCCTGCAAAGAGCGGGAATCGTTTCCGCTTCCACCAGCGAATCGGTGCAACAAGTGCACAATGAAGTCCATATCTACGCGCAAGAGGCTCCCTTAACCGAAGAGCGGTTAACCCGCTATCTCCGCCGAATGGATTGGTTGCGGTAGGAGGTGAAATCATGGCAAGAGAAAGGATAACCTGGGTGGATCAAAGTGGAGTCGAAACGGTTCTTTCTTACCAACCGGGTGTGGAAAATACGATCCTCCTGTTATATGACCGGGAAGGCTTTGAAATGCCTTCTTTTTCTTTTGCAGAAGAAAAAATCCCGCTTCAATCTGGTTCCGTTCTGCAAGATATTCAAGTGGAACCGCGGGAAGTGGATATGGCTGTCATGTTCCGTGGAAACAATTCAGCCGATTTGCAGAGGAACGTTCGCTGGTTTAAGAAATTGTTTAATCCTCTCCGCGGAGACGGAAAACTGCGGGTATTGACAGCTGATGGTGTGGAAAGAGAATTGGTTTGCCGGTACAAAAGTGGGATGGAGGGACGGGAAAAGACCGGAGAATCAGGAGACCGGTATAAAAAAATGGTGCTGACATTTCGGGCCTTTGATCCGTTTTTTTATTCCACGCAAGTTTTTACCAATACGTATGAGTTAAATACCAATCCCCCGAAGTGGTTTCCTCTCTTCCCCCTACGGTTAGGTGGAGATGCCATCAGCACAGAGATTCAGTTGGACAATCAAGGAGATATTGAAACCTTTCCGGTTTGGACCATCTACGGGCCAGGCCAAAATCCCGTTCTTCTGAATCTCACAACTGGTTATTACCTGATGTTTGAGAATCTGTCCTTAGATGTGAATGAATTTGTGACCATCGATACCCAAAAGCGCATCATTGAAAAGGATGACGGAACCAATCTTTATCCGGAACTGAGCATTGGTTCGACCTTATGGAGATTAAATGCCGGGGTCAATATTGTCCATATGGAGATGGACGGAGCTTCTTCGGATTCAAAAATCGTCGTTTGGTATCGGGAGCGATATTTGGGGGTATAGCATGGCACTTTATGAAATTTGGGTGCGTGACCGGGAGCTTAATCTGGTTGGTTCGATCACGACCTTTCGGCAATTGGAATTGACCATGAAATTCAATGATGTGGGGAAATGGACATTGGATTTACCGCTTGATTCATCCGATGTGGGAATGCTGTTAGAAGTTCGGAAACAAGGGGGTGGAATTGGAGGGATTCTTGTCACCAGAGACGGGAATCCCATTTTTTCAGGCCCGATTCGAAATGTGGAAGTCAATAACGACCTCAGTTCAAATAGTGGATATACCTTCTATGGCACGGATGACAATGGCTTGTTAGCGACACGTCTGGCGCTTCCTCCGCCTTATTATGCGATTGCCGGAACCGGATACGGATATGACGTATTCACGGGTCCTGCCGAAAGTGCCCTCTATCATCTCGTTCAGCGGAACTGTGCGGAACTGGCTTCGGCCTATCGAAGGATTCCGGGGCTATATACGGATATTGACATGAAGCAAGGGAAAACGGTGACGATTCGTTCGCGATTGGACCCCTTGATGGACAAATTGCAAGAAGCGGCTTTGGCGGACGGAAACCTTGGCTTTCGCGTGTTGCAGTTCCTGAACAACTTCATGATTTTTCAGGTCTACATCCCTCAAGATCGTGCGCAGGATCTTGTTTTTTCACGCAAGCGGGGGAACTTGGGTTCCTATCGGTATTCCGTGGAGGCTCCGGCAGCCAATTATGTGATTGTCGGGGGAGGGAGAGAAGGGGAAGAGCGAACGTTTATGTATAGCGGGGATGAACCGAGCCGGACTTTGTACGGGACGATTGAAATGTTTGTCGATCAACGCAGCACAACGGATAACAATGAACTTCTGCAAGCACTAAACAATGCACTGGTGGAAAACACGGAGAAGACCAGCCTGGAAATTTCCCCTCTCGATGTCCACCCCACCCATTATTTGGAGAACTATGATCTGGGGGATCGATGTACCGTCGAGGTGGAAGGGGAAATCATTCAGGATGTGATCCGGGTTATTACCATTACCTTGGGAAAAGACGGTGAAAAAATTGTTCCAACAGTGGGAACGCCGAATGTCGGAACCCAGTTCCGACTGTTTGACCAGTACCGGAATCTCGAAGCAAGAGTAGGAAATCTGGAAAGAAGGTGAGTCTATGCCAGCCATCGTGAACTCCTTTCCCTGGGATGATACGCCAAGCTATGAAGCGGATTGGCGCGACATGATGGAGAATATGCGATCCACCGGGATTATTGTTCAGGGGTCGCTTATGGATGGGTCAACCGGGGATTGCGCGGTCTCTCCGGGAACGGGTTTGCAAGTAAAGGTTGCACCGGGAAAAGCATGGGTAAAAGGGCATATGTGGAAACATACCGCGGACTATATTTACTTGCCGATCAATGCAAATACATTGGGGGCTCCGAGAACCGATTTGATTGTACTTCGGGCTGACTTTACGAACAATTTCATGACGTATACCGTCATCCAAGGACCGAATGCGGTTCCCATTAACAATTCCACAACCTGGGATCTTCCGCTTGCAGAAGTGACGGTGCAAAACAATGCCAGTAGCATTTCCGCGACGGATATTAAGGATCGGAGGGTGACGTCGAACCACGCGGGATTTCGTCCGATCTGTATTTTGCGGAACTCCACCAGTAAAAGTTTGGCGACCGGAACCAATGCCACCCTCTCATGGGATACGGAAGAACTGAATCCAGTTGGAATGCATCTGGTTAGTGACCGGATCACGATTCGGGAAGACGGAGTTTATGAAGTGGGCTGTTCTACTGTATGGGAAACCGTGGCTAATTCGGATAACCTGAGGCGGATTATTCTTTTTCGGAACCGCGCGGGAACGGTCGATGCGATTGCGCATGGTTCAAGTCGTGGAGCAGGGGTTGTCGGTGTGGATGTGGGGGTTTCTGCCCGACGGGTGATTGACTTGCAGAAGGACGACTATGTCTATGTGACTGCTTACAATGACAGTGGAGCGACGTTGAATATTAAGGCATCGGGGTTATATTCTCCGGTTTTCTGGTGTATGAAATTGGGGGAATCCAAGGGACTTTAACCGTTTTGCTGATTGAGGCAAAGCGGTTTTTTCTTTTTCCGGAGGTGTGGAGCCAAATGTTGACCACCGACGAATGGGGAGAATTTTTCCTCAAGTTTAGTGTTGGGGTATTGGGAGGAATCACGGCCCAATTTTTTGGGGGATGGTCCGCCGCGTTAAAAACACTGTTGCTTTTTATAGGCATCGATTATGTCACTGGTTTTCTTGCAGCCCGAAAAGAAGGTAGACTTTCCAGTACAACGGGTTTTTTTGGAATCATGACAAAGGTGATGATTTTTGCGATCGTCGCCGTAGCTCATCTTCTCGATACGTTACTTGGTGATGGACATCTACTTCGGGACGGGGCGGTGTTTTTTTATTTGACGAATGAGGCCTTATCCATTGTGGAGAACTCTGGACGAATGGGCTTGCCGATTCCGTCAGAACTGCAAAAAGGAATTGAAATCTTACGTGGTAAAGGAGAGGAGAAGAAAAAATGAAGACCATTATAATCGATCCTGGGCATGGAGGCCCAGATACAGGTGCGACCGGCTTTGGTTTGCGTGAGGCAGATATAGCGCTGCAATTGTCGGAGATGGTTGGACAACACTTTGGGAATTTTGAAGACGTAGCGGTCAGCTTCACACGGAACCGGAACACTTCGTCTTCTTATCCAGGACCGCCAGATGGACTATATAAACGAATTAAATACGCAAATGATAAAAATGCCGATCTGTTCTTGTCTCTTCATTGCAATTCCGGGGGTGGTTCAGGGTTTGAGAGCTATATTGCCAAAGGATCTCCTGCCCGGACACAACGGATTCAAAAGGCAATTAATGAAAGCGTGTTGGGCTATCTCAAAGGCTATGGGATTGGTCCACACGGCAATGCGACCAAAAATGACACTCAAGGGGCCCATTCCCGGATCGCCGTTTTGAGGGACACCAAGATGAGTGCGGTTTTGCTGGAATGTCTGTTTATTGATAACGCCAGGGAAAATAAGCTGTTGCGGGATCATCGGTTCTTGGATGGATTAGCTAGAGCTATTGTTAAGGGTGTAGCAACTGCTTTTGGATTGAAAGAGGACAAGCCGAAGCCAATGTACAGAGTAATTGTGGATGGTCAGGTTATTTTTGACACGGCTTATGAGGATAAAATTGTGGATGCTGTTACTAAGGCTATACAAAAGCAAGCTAGGGAAATTAACCTTACAAAGGCTTAATGATTGAGATTGCAAAAAAGCAACTAAAACAGGGGAGGCATTTATCCCCTGTTTTTTACCTGGTCGTTTTGAGAGGATTCAACTGGAGGGCGATTGTTGAAGGCGTAGCGACTGCGTTAGATGTAATCGGGACATGTCTTGAAATGAGAAAAATGTTTATAATTGGTGTCGCGTGGTGTATAATTAAAATGATTAATATTTGGGAATATTTTTTACTACTACTCAATAAAAAGCCCTAGTATACTTATTTGAGTATACTAGGGCAAAATTTAGCCGCGAATAACGAAACCATCTTAGGTGTTTGGCGGATCACCTGCAGAACGACGTTTATTGATTTCGAATTCGTTTAGCATGAGCACTTCACCCCCTTTGTTAAATGTTTCTGCATACGAATAAAAGAAGTCAAGCGCATAATTTTTAAAGGTGGGGTCTCCAATTTCACGTAGGAAACTTGCTGTAATGAGAAGAAGCTCGTTTTTTTGGTCTGTAAAAGCGTGCTGTTTGGCTAGTTTTAATGCTTCATTGAGATAATCAAGTGCTTTATCATGTTTGTTAATGCTAATATTGCATTTTCCTAAGCCCATAAGAGCTTGTATTTCAAGAAAAACATCATTTGTTTTTCTACTATATTTCAAGGATTCTAGAAATTCCTTTTCAGATAGTTTAATGTCCCCTTGTTTATAGTACAACTTTCCTAGCTGTGAGTAAACGTAAGCTAATAGATATTCCTTAGTAATTTTCTTCTTTAATTTTAATGCTGTTGTAAAACAACATTCAGCCATACTTAATTTGCTCATTTCAATATAAATACTTCCCAGCGTTGTCCATAATTCCAGAGAACGTTCATACATCTTATCGATCCGGGCCAGTTCAATGCCTTTAAGCGCATAATTGATGGCTTGGGGAAACCTTTTGCTTTTAAATAACAGTTTTGCTTGCATTTCATACATATTTAATGCAGATTCTTTACTTTCGCTTATATAAAGATTCGTTGTACTGGATGAATGATTGTTTATTGAAAGTTCGTCAAGTATTGCTTGTGCATCACCAAGGCGGTTTAATTTTTCAAGATAGATCACTTTACTGATAAGAATTAAATGTTTACAATATTTTCTCTCCCCATTTTCAATAAAATATTTTTCTGCTTCCTCAGTATATCGAAGCGCCTGATTAAAGTTATTCTGGACGTACTCTATTGTACTTAAGTCTTGATAACAAGCACTTTTTAAATTCGTGTATTTCATTTCAGGAAATTGTCGGTCGATTAAATGAATTGCATTAAAAAAATGGTTATACGATTTCTTCCAATTCTTCTTTTTGAAATAACACTTACCTTTGAGATACTCAATAATAGCATGATATGCATGTTTTTGTGGGATAGGGAACTCTCTTAAATGATCTAACCCTTCTTCGCAGTTTGCTAAGTCAATAATATTTTCTATAGAAATCAATTTTAATTTCAATTCTTCCATTAAGCTGTTTTCTTGATTTTTTTGTTCCTTTTCCTTCTCGTGTATGTAAAATTCAGAAATATTCTCTTTCAAACCTAATTTTTTCAATACGTATTTCATTTTATCCTCACTAACCTGTCCTTTTCCGCTTTCTATATTGCTTAGTACCGTCTGAGATAAAAAAGAATCTACCAGATCACTTTGGCGTAAGTCTTTTGATTTCCTTACTTGACGAATAAACTTTCCGAACTCGATTCTATCCACTCTATTCATTGAACATGGGCCTCCTAAAAAATTTTTTATTATTACCCGGTGGAAAAATCAGAACTTTGCTGTCGGTTTACTGAATATATCGCCTATTTCGGGTGAGTGATGACCAAAATTTTTGTATTAAACCGTTATTTGGCGAATATTTTGCTTGGTTGGAGTATAACTTCAGAAATTTGCAATAATTTTTCTGAATATTATATAATACAAACAACAAGTTTGGCAATATTTCTATACAAATGATTTTGGAAGGAGGAGAGCAATGTTGAAGCTTCAAGTCGAAGGTAAAGCACATCAAGTTGAGCCATTTCTCTATGACCTAAGGCAACGACCGCAAATCGCCCTTCATCAGGAACACGTCAAAGAAGTGTCTGATGACAATCAGATTTGTGTCACTTGTGAAGTCGATTTGCAACCATCACGCCGGCTAAAGATTGTTCATCTTAGAACTCAAGACGGTGGGGAAATTCGGATGCCCTTGCTGGATGTCATTCATGCAGAGATAGAGGAAGGGAAGACAATTCTTGCGGGTAAGGCATTTGACATTTTTTCTGGATAAAAAAAGAGCCAAAAAAATGGCTCAGACAACTTAAGCTATTAGCCCCATTATAACATGGATGGGAGATGGAGGGAATGGATTGAAGGGGTTCCCTAAATGAAGAAGGAAAGAATCCTCTACTGGTGGGATGAGTCGGAACAGGCACTCATTGTCATTTGTCCTTCCATAAATAGACGAAAAAGGATTAAAAATCCGGGAAAGATCGAACGTTTTTTGCAAGTGCATCAGGTCGCATTGGAAGAGTGCAAGGGAGTTCGTTGGGATTTTGATCATCTGGGGCTGTTCAGGAAATTCTGGTGGTAGGAAAAACGGATTGTAAAGACGGGTAAGCGGTAAACACATCACAAAAGGCTTGGATACTCGGATCAAAATGCCGGGTATCCAGCTGTTAAAGGGTGTTCAGATGGTGTTGCGATTAACGGTAGAGGGACCGGAAGAGAAAGTGAGAGCTTTTTTGAAGGAGTTCTCCATCCTTCCGCAACATAAAGTATTGGCTACATCAGTACCTTACGAAGATGATGAATTGGCAAAAGGTGAGGTGCAGATTCTTTGCCATTTCAGGCATTTCCCGCTGAGCGAGATCAATGAACCGATTTCCGTTACGTTTCAAACCAAAGATGGGAAGTATTTAAACTTTAATTTGCTGAGTGGGTACGTTATTCGGGATGGAGATACGATTTCAGTAACGGGAAGGGCTGTATCTGGGCTGTTGAAGGAGTAGCAACCATTGGTTCATAACAAAAAACGTGGTTATTAGCGCTTACGTACTAGGAGGTAACACTCGTGATGGTTGGCTTAGGTGTGATTGGGGTTTTATGTGCTCTAGGGAAAATTATTTTCTTACTAAGGAAAAGTAAAGATCGTCTTTTATATGAAATCGCTGATAAAACCTCATTTTTTGATTATTTTTTAATCTCGACCGCAGTTCTGATTTTTTTATTTGACATGGACGCCGTCATTCAGTTTCTTCTCCTTGATATTTTTCTCCTTGTTGGGATTGTAAATACAATCATGACCTTTTACTATGCCAGAAAAATAATGAAAAGGGTTCGATAACATGATCAAGCAAAACAGAAGATGAGTGGTTACTTGAGATGAGTCAGCGATTTCCGAATTTGAGAAAAGCGACCTTTGAATGTCCACAGTGCGGTCACGTTCAGTCAATAGAGGATTTTCTTAATCTCAATCTCGATGCAACCAGAGCTTTTAAGGACTGTCTGGGACGATATGTAATCAATTTCGGTTGTGAGTTTACAGTAGATAACGGAGCATGTTTATTAGATAATGTTCGGATAGTGGTGGATCGAAAAGGCAATGAATTTAAGGTGTTTAATTTTATCTAGCATTTACAGAAATTTAATTCTATTCGCAGGGAACGGCTAGTAAAGAAGAGAAATAATATATAGGAACATGCGTTTCTGTATGTTCCTATACTCTATCCCAGTAAAAATTCTTTTTCTTTCGTTATGTCTCCATAAAAGAGCAGAGATAGGAGAGTATTCATGTTGACTTTGATCCGAAAAAAAACCATGACATTATTGTTTAAAATCAATTATGAGGCATATCTAAAATTTTTATACAAATGGTACACGGGCTATACTCTCTTAATGAACCCCAAAAGTCC